ATACGCAATCAAGAATGTCGTGGTGGATGCGGGAGACACTCTGAAGAACAAGATCCTGTTGACCGATGATTACGAACAGGTGTTTGATAAGATTCCGACAACCCAAGAGATTCGATCAGCCTTCCGTAACTCTAGTACACGAGATAAGGTGGGTGGTATTCTTGTTTCCGAAGAAAGACTGAACCCAGACTATCAATCAAAAACACCTCCTGCCATCGGTAGGACAGTAAAGAAATCACCATCATCTAGATTTGGATTTGAACCTATTGGTAATGCGGTAGAGAACAGAGGGAAGAGATTTACACCATGATAGTATTAGTTGATCCGGTATACAATCCAGAGTTCCGCAGTGACATAAACTCTTCAACCAGACTTGCGCCTGGGATTACCATTGCCAAGTTCCTTGGTGCGTATGGTGACAGAACATCTTTCAATCATGTGGCAAGTAAAGATTCCAGACTACAGATTGCTCGTAACCTGTACATGCAAGCAGAGGCCATGAGGATTATCAATGGCAACACCGAGAACTTCAATGATGTCCGACTGATCGTATCGGAAGGTGTCTTTGACCTAAAGACTATTGATCTGTCTGATGATGCGATGGGTAAAAAGGGTAACGGTAGATTAGTATACTATCAAGTCATTGATAGAGAAGGTAATATTGACCTAGAGAAGACCTTTGATGTTGCTGAGTATTGGAAGGATTACATCAACTTTGGTACTCTCTACTTGGACTATGACACATACAATATTGATGGTAGTGTGACCGCACAGATTGGTCTGGAGTTTCCGAATATGTCAGCGACATTTGATGTCACCTTTGATCGTAATGTAGAAACTTATTTCAATAATGAGTTGATGAGTGGTGACGAATTAGTAGAAATCAAAGAAAAAGATTAAATAAAAGGTTATAAATAGTACTATGGCAATACGTAGAGCATTCGCACAAGAAGATAGAGATCTCCAGACAGCCTCGATTAGTACTACGAGGGTGCGGGACTATGTCGATATTGATTTGACTTTTAAGGCAAAACCTTCTAGTGGAGAGATCTTCAAGAAGAATGGTGCTGCATCAGTCAAACAGGCGATCAAGACACTGGTTATGACCAATCTCTTGGAGAAACCTTTTCGTCCACGATTTGGTGGTAACATAAGGGCACAACTGTTTGAGTTGGCTGACCGTGGCAAGTCTTCAGTTCTGCGTAGAAATATCATACAAAATATTCAGGTGTTTGAACCAAGGGCAGAGATCATAGATGTGATCGTGAATCTGCAACCTGATAGACATAGTTTAGATGTAACTATTAAGTTTAAGGTAGTAAATACTGATGAGGAAGTCGAGTTTACTACCACACTAGCAAGGTTAAGATAACATGGCAACAACAATCAAATCCACATCATTAGACTTTGATGCGATTAAGAATAACCTCAAGACTTTTCTTGCTCAGAAAGAAGAGTTTCAGGATTATAACTTTGAGGCATCTGGACTGTCTAATATTCTAGATGTTCTGGCGTACAATACCCATTATAATGGTTTGACCGCCAACTTTGCCTTGAACGAATCTTTCCTTGGGACTGCACAACTGCGTAGTTCTATCATCTCCTTGGCAGAGGGAATAGGATATATTCCAGACTCAAAGACTTCCTCTCAAGCAATCATTAAGATGTCCATTAATCTTAGTGGTGTGACAGATCGTCCCAATACGGTACAATTAAATGATGGTTTCAAGTTCAATGCGACTGTCGATGAAACGGAGTATGTGTTCCAGACCATAGAAGACCTTACTGCCACAGATAACGGTGAAGGTCTGTATATATTTACTGACGCCTCTGGGGAAAGTAGTATCAAGGTCTACGAGGGAACTCAACGAGTCAAAACCTTCCTTGTGACCCAACAAGAAGAGAACCCAGTCTATATCATACCCGATACTGAGATGGATATTTCTACTGCGGTTGTGCGTGTATATGAGTCACCATCTTCTTCTCAGTTTACTACATATACCAACCTATTGTCCGCTACGACAATCAATGCTAACTCTACTCTATTCATATTGAAAGAATCTCCTAATGGATTCTTTGAACTGACCTTTGGTAATGGTACAACATTGGGTCGTTCACCAGCCGCTGGTAGCAAGGTTACGGTCACCTATCTGGCATCAGGTGGTAGTGCTGGTGATACTGCCAAGACATTTGAACCTCAGAGTCCAATCACTGTTGCTGGTGTATCGTACAACGCATCAGTAACTACTGTCGCCAATGCTGTTGGTGGCGGTGAAAAAGAATCTATAGAATCTATTCGTCAGAATGCTCCCTTCCAGTATGCATCTCAAAACCGAATGGTAACAGCCGTAGACTATACCGCACTGGTACTACAAAACTTCTCAACACTGATCAAGGACATCACATCCTTTGGTGGTGAAGAAGCGATCAACCCAGTCTTTGGTTCCGTCTTCATATCAATACTATTCAACTCCGATGTTGATGACACTACGATACAGGTAACAAAGGACTCTATCATTGATCTTGCCGCACAGTTATCTGTCGCATCATTTAATGTACAGTTTGATGATCCAGTCAAGACCTTTGTTGAGACCGAGTTATTTTTCCAGTTCAATCAGAACCTCACAACTCTGTCTCGCAACACGATTCAGGACAATGTGACTCAAGCAGTGTTTGATTATTTTGATACGAATACGGGTAACTTTAATCAGTCATTCCGACGATCAAATCTATTGACTTTGATTGATGATGTTAGTCCTGCGATTCTATCGTCCCGAGCCACAGTGCGTATGCAGAGACGGTTTACTCCGACATTGACACTAGCACAAGATCATGTAATGAGATACGCGACAATTATTGCAATCCCTGACGATGTAAACCATGTGATTACATCTACCGCTTTTACATTGCAAAATAAAACCTGTGTGTTAAGAAATAAACTCGGAACGAATAAACTAGAGGTATTTGATCAAGATGAACGCGCAGTCATTGTAGATAATGTAGGAGACTACGATGGGGATACCGTCAGAATCGTTGGTTTGCGTATCGACAACTTTGTTGGTTCCGATCAGTTCATTAAGGTGTCTGTAACTCCTGCCAACCAGAGTGCCCTGACTCCTCTAAGAAATGATGTCTTGGAGTTTGATGGTAGTAGATCATTCTCTCGTATCGTAGACGTAGAGCCTGGGGTTACTAACTAATGGGAACCAAGAACGATGATACTTTATCGGATCTGAATAGACGAGATATTGCCTTTCCTAAGCACCATGTATCAACGGTGTTACCGGAGTTCTTTGGTTCTACCTATCCTAAACTGATCACTCTATTAGACCAGTATTACGAGTTTGAGGATGGGAATGATTCCCCTGCTCGACTTGCAAATGACTTGTTTTACAACCGAGACATTACTCAGGCAGACCTTGATCTTCTGTCTTATATTGAAGACGAACTCTTACTGGGTCAGTCGTACTTTGAAGGGTTTGCAGACAAACGGGCTGCGGCAAAGTATTCAAATACTCTGTATCGTTCTAAGGGTACCAAGTATTCTATTCAACAGTTCTTCCGAACCTTCTTTAGTATTGACCCCGAAGTGATTTATACTAAAGAACAAGTATTCAAGGTGGGTGAAACTGGATCTGAGATTGGTTTTAACTCTCAGAAGTTTATCACTGACAACAAATTATACCAGACTTTCGCTATCCTTGTCAGGTCTGAAATCGCGTTTAATAAGTGGAAAGAACCTTACAAACTGTTTGTACATCCGGCTGGTATGTTTGTTGGTAGTCAGGTTCAGATCGTATCTGCGGTAGAAGATGCTCTGACAGCCCCTCAAGTTATTATTGCACCTCCACCACCTATTGTGATAGAGAACAATGCAAGTTTTGGTGAACTAGCAACTCTTGATTTGACCGCATTGGTGGATGACCTATATAGTGATTCAGATGGTATGTTATCAAGAATTAACCCAGTACTTACTGATCTGAGAACATTCTCTCTTGATCAGATTCAAACAATTGAGAATCAGTATTCTTCATTGCGTGAAGCGCAGACTGCGACATCACCCACATTCGATGATTCGGATCAGTTTGAGACGAATGGTATGGATATGAGTAATAACTTCTTCTTTGAGACGATGGATCAAGAGAAACATATTTTCTATAGTGGTGATTCAGATCAGTATGTAAAACAATTGCTAATTGGCACCTAAAACCCTTATAAATATATAAAACAAACGGATTAGAAAATGGCACGACAAACTATAAATCGTGGAACAACAGCGAATGATGGTACAGGGGATACCCTGCGTACTGCTGCCCAGAAGATTAATGAGAATTTCACTGAATTATATTTATCAGTGGGTGGGGATACTGCATCAGTATCCTTGACTGAAGGTGGTGTTCTATTTGAAGGACAGACTGAAGACGCTTTTGAGACTCTGTTGCAAGTCGTAGAACCGACTGCGGATAGAAACATCTACCTTCCAGATAGCAGTGGTACGATACTCCTAGATTCGGGTGTACAGACTCTGACGAATAAGACTCTGACAGCTCCTGTTTTGACATTACCACAGATTAATGATACCTCTCTTAATCACCAGTATGTTTTTGGTGTCAATGAACTTTCGGCAGACCGCACGATAACTCTACCTGCTCTTGGTGCTAGTGACACATTTGTATTTGCAAATGCGACTCAGACCTTGACTAATAAGACTATTGACGGACTTACATTCTCTAATCCAACACTTCACGGTCTGGCCAATGGTGGTTTACTATTGGACAGTTCAGGTAATGAATACACAAAGTTTGCGAATGTTTCTAATGCAGTGAACTTCCTAACAATCACCAATGCTGCGACTGGTGGTGGTGCTGCACTTGATGTAGATGGAGACGATGCTAACATCAGTCTTAAAATAGGTGCCAAGGGTACTGGTGCTGTAGAGATTGTAAATAAACTAGTTCTTGAAAAGGGAACAGATGTTGCATCTACCACGGCAATTGATCTGACCGAACCACTGACTATCTTCAACTCCGGTAGTAAGATTGTTCCTACTATTGCTGATGGCACTATCCAAGGAGAGTCTAAGATATTTTCAAATGTTGGAGCGGGTGAAGTAAACCTAACTCCTGTGGGTGGCACATCAAATATCTTTGGTATTGACTCTGGTAATGGGTTCATTAAATTTCTTGAAGGTCAGGGATGTCATCTGGTCTGGAATAACACAAAAAGTAAATGGTTCTTCGTGGCCAATAACGGCACGGTAACAGGGTAATAAAATGGCGATTGTAACTAATAGACTAAAAAAGCAAGTTATTAAGAGTCTTCAGGCTGACTTTAATCTTGCGTCTGAAGATTATTATGCGGTAATTGGTCGTTCCGAAGATTGGAACGACTCTGATATTGCACCCACGGCAATAAATACTCAGAGAGAAGAGCGAAACTTTAGGTTATCTGCTCAGTCGGGTAAGGCCATTGTTGACCTATCCTTTGTTGTACCACGATATAACTGGTCATCCGGTGCAATCTATTCAGCATATGATGATGCACAAGTTGGTTATCCAGCACAAACATACTATGTAATGAATGACAATAACCAAGTATACATGTGTATTCAACAGTCTATGAATGCTGCTGGAAACGCACAGGTATCAACTGTACAACCTTCCGGTAATACAACGGGTGTTCCGTTTGATACTGCTGATGGTTATATTTGGAAGTTCTTATACTCTATTAGTGCATTGGATGCAACCAAGTTTGTTTCTGCCAACTATCTTCCCGTGAAGTTACAAGGTGCGACTAACCCAGATTCTCCTGCTCCTGATGTTGAACAACTTGCTGTACAGACTGCTGCGATTTCTGGTCAGATTGTAGGTTACTATGTAGACTCCGGTGGTGCTGGATATACATCAGATCCCACTATCACCGTTGTAGGTAATGGCACGAAGGCAAAGGCTGGTGCGACTACTTCTGGTGGACAGGTTGTAAAGGTAGAACTAATTGATAGTTCTGGTTCTTACACATTAGGTTCTGGGTATGACTATGCCAATGTTGTTGTATCAGGTGGTGGATCACCCAGCAAACCCGCAGCGGTAAGAGCAATCTTAGCAACTCCTTTAGGACTTGGAGGTGATCCAAGAGATGACCTTCGTTCCACTGCAATTATGTTCAACGTAAAACCAGAGGGTACTGTTAATGGTGACTTTATTGTAGGAAATGACTTCCGTCAAGTTGGTTTGATGAAAGGATTAAAGGATTCTGCTGCTGGTGTTGACTTCACTGAGGCCAACGGTAAATTTCTAAGCAACTAGACCTCTCTAGTGTAACGAGTGGATTTACTGCTGATAATACAATCCAAGGTGCTACTTCCAATATTAAGGCACTGATAGATAGAGCAGACTCTGGAGGAAACGGTGGTATTTGGTATCACCAAACCGAAGAAACTGGATTCGGTGACTTCGCTGCTGGTGAGAACATTACAGAAATTGATGGTAACGGAGCAGGCGTATTGAATGCTTCTATTACTCCTTACATAGACCCTGAGATTGATGCGTTTTCCGGTGAACTTTTGTATGTTGATAACCGTGCTGCGGTTACTCGTTCAACAGATCAGACCGAAGATATCAAAATCGTAATACAAATATAATAAGGTATAGAGATGCCAAATACATTTACATCTAACGTATTCTCCACCACATATAAGGACGATTTTGTTGATAGTGACAACTATCATCGAATACTGTTCAATAGTGGTCGTGCACTACAGGCACGAGAACTCACTCAGATGCAGACAATCATCCAAGAAGAGATTGCTCGTTTTGGTCGAAATATCTTTAATGAAGGTGCTGCGGTAAATCCCGGCGGGCCTAGTATTACCAGTGATTTCGAGTTTATCAAACTAAACACAACTACCAATGTATTACCTGCTGATACTACAACACTGTTGGGTACGGAGTTCACTGGACAAACCTCTACGGTAAAAGCACGAGTACTGAAAGTAGTTGCTGCTGAAGGTAGTGACCCAGATACATTGTATGTGCAGTACACCAACACTAGTGGTGCGACAGCGGGTGAGAATCCAATCCGCATGAGTGCGAGTGAAGATATTTCCAATGGTACGGTAACTCTTACGGTACAATCAACAAACACTGTGGCAAACCCTGCGGTTGGTCAAGGGTGTCAGATCTCAAGTTCTGCTGGTGATTTCTTTACTCGTGGCCACTTTGTATTTGCAGCACCACAGAGTCTTATTCTATCTAAGTACACTCGGTATCCGACTGCTGTTGTTGGTTTCAAATCAACAGAAGATATTGTAACCGTATCCGATGACCAAGCACTATATGATAATCAAGGTGCAACACCAAACCTATCATCGCCTGGCGCTGACCGATATCGTATCAAACTTACTTTAACAACACAAAATGCACTTGCTTCTGATGACAACTTCGTTTACTATTGTGATGTTGTCGAAGGTAATATTGTTGACCAAGTATCATCGATTTCTGATTTGAACAGTCCGGTCAAGTTACAAGCACAAGGAAGATTTGAAGAATCTGGTAACTATATTATTAATGACTTTACGGTAGATTTCCGAGACTCTGATGCAAATATTCAAGCTGCTGTATCAGATGGTACTGCCATCGTTAATGGTTATCGTGCGGAGGCAAACAAACCAGAAAATTTAATCATTCCCAAACCAAGAACTACTGTTGATATTGCCAATGAGGTTGTAGGTATTAGTTATGGACAGTATCTGATTTGCAATACCTTAAAAGGTAAGTTGGATATCAGCACATTTGCTACAGTAAATTTACGTAGTGCAACAAATTATGGTGGATCTACTATTGGTACTGCAAGAGTGCGTTATGTTCTACAAAAGGGATCAAACTTCCATGTCTTTCTATTTGACATCAGGATGAACTCTGCACAAGCATTCCGTAACGTACAGTCTTTAGGTACAGGATCAGCGGACTATGCTAATCCTGTCTTAGAATCTAGTAAGGCCGTCATCAAAGAGGCTGGCAAGAACAACCTAGTATACCCTTTACCTAGATCAAGACCTCGTACTTTGAGTGATGTAGATTTTGAAGTTCAACGTATTAGAACAGGAACATCGAATGGTTCAGGTCAACTAACCCTCTCGTTGTCTACTGCTGGTGAAAGTTTCTCAGCTACAAGTGAGTGGATTGCTACACGTGATGATACTGGTGCAGTGGTTTCTATTACTGCTAATGGTGCTGGTACACAATCAACTACGATATCTGGTCTTCCTAATAGTACTGCTGTCACGATATACCTGAAGGTCAACAAGGCACAACCTTCTGTTCGTCAGAAGACTTTGGTGAATACAACCGCCACTGCGACAGTTTCTACTGATAGTCTGACAGGAGCGAAATATGTAGATCTAGGTAAATCTGATATCTACAAGATAGGTTCTATCAAAGCGGGAGATTCAGACGGTGCAGATCTTTCTCACTTCTTTACTCTTGACAATGGTCAACGGCCAGGGTACTATGCCAATGGTCGTTTGATATTAGACGAAGCAGCATCAACTCCTGCTGGTAATATTTTCAGTCGTTTCGTTCACTTTACTCACGGTGCGGGGGACTACTTCTCAGTAAACTCTTACACTGGTCAGGTTAAATATGAGAACATTCCAAATTTCTCTACTGGGCCACGAACTTCAGTGAATCTACGTGATGTCATTGACTTCCGTTCATCGGTTGACGCGAATGGACTCTTTACTGGTGCTGGTGCACAAGTAAATGAAATTCCGACAAACGGTGATGTATTCCAAGCGGATGCTGAGTACTACCTACCTCGTTCAGACAAAATTGTCATAAACACGAGCGGTGAGGTCAAGAACATCTTGGGACAGCCAGGATTCTCTTCTCAGATTCCACCTACACCAGAGAATACTTTGGCATTGTTTGAGTTGGAACATAACGCATACGGTCTTAATGACTCTGACGCTGTTATAACTCCAGTTCTTGCAAAGCACTATAGCATGAAAGATATTTCTGAACTGGAACAACGTATTGACCGACTAGAGGAAGTCACCTCTTTAAGTCTACTTGAAGTTGAAACATCTTCATTGTTGGTTCTGGATGGCAGTGGTGCCAACCGCATCAAGTCTGGATTCTTTGTTGATAACTTTAAGGATCGTGGATTCTCGGATGTAATGAATCCCGAATACCGTGCTGGTATTGATCCCACTAAGGGATTCTTATCCACACCAACACATGAAGATAATGTGGCACTTGTTTATGATAGTGCTGCATCGTCAAACACTATTCTGAAAGGTGATACGGTATTCCTCAAGTATGACCATAAAGTCGCGATCAAGCAAACCTTGGTTTCTGGTACAGAGAATGTTAATCCATTCGCGGTTATTACGGGTGAAGGTACTATAACACTTTCCCCTGCTTCGGATGAATGGCAAAGCACCAAATACAAACCTGTTAATATTATTAACCGTAGAAGGACAGAGACTTACGACCTAAACGAAGGTAGTATGGCAGACGGTACCGCTCAAGATAGAGGTTTTGAGGAACTAGACAATCAGTGGGTTTGGACAGAAGGTGCGTGGATTCCAGCAACAGGTGGTGGAGATCCTTCCTTTGCACAAGCTGGTTTGGCTGGTACTTTTGATGTAAATCCCGGTAACGAGATGGGTCAGGGGGGCGGCACTTTTTATGATGCTGGCAATAACTATTCTGAGACTTATGAAAGCGAGCTTTACGCTGGCATGAATCCGATGGGTCGCAGCAGTCGAGGTAGTTCCCATCAACAACAGGGTGGTTATAGAGAACAAGGTACTTGGAACTGGCATGGTAATGACCAACAGAGAACTTCAAATGGTATCAATCAATCTAATGTCTCTGTATTCAGACAAGGTGATTATACTCATGCCAAACGTTCATTCTCTCAGAGTATTGTAACTGGTTCTAGAACTGTTCGTAAGAAGGTTGGTGATAAAAGTGTATCACTCACTTTTTTGCCGTTTATTCGTTCAAGAAAGATCTCCTTCAGAGCAGAGGGTCTAAAACCTAATACTCAATTCTTCCCATTCTTTGATGGTAAGGATGTGAGCAGTTTCTGTCGCGAAGAAGCCTTCGCTCGTTATGCGACAATTCGTGGTGCTGGAAGTTATCTAGGTAATGAGTTCCGTCATAGTTTTACCCATCCATCAGGGTCAAGCGACCTGATCTCAGACACTAATGGTACAATCACGGGTTCATTCTTTATTCCATCATTCGCGGGGATACGATTCCGTGCTGGTACTCGTACATTTAAGTTACTTGATATCAACAAGGATAATGATGCTGCGTCATTGTCTCGTGCTTCTACGAACTATACCGCACAGGGTACTCTAGACACCAGACAGAAGACCGTCACATCTACTCGTGTCACAACGAAGATAACTCGTAGATGGACAGAGACTACTAGGGTTAAGAATCGCGATCCATTGGCACAGACATTTACGGTGACTAAACCAGCGGGTATGTATGTGACTAAGGTTCAGACTTACTTCAAGAGTAAGGACACATCTGTTCCTATCGAACTACAGATTCGACCTTTGGTTAATGGTGTTCCGTCTGCTATAGATGTTATTGCTAATGCGAGTAAGTTCCTGAATCCTTCTTCAGTAAATATACCTGCATCTCAGACACAGGCTGCGGTACTTGCTGCTCCTACGACATTTGAGTTTGATGAACCAATCTTCTTGAATCCAGATACAGATTACTGTATTGTGTTATTGACAGATTGTGACAACTATGAAGCATATGTTGCAGAGACCTTCGCATTTGAACTGGGTTCAACCGAGAAGAGAATCTCTCGTCAACCGTCTTTAGGGTCTTTGTTCAAGTCTCAGAATGGTAAGACTTGGGAACCCGATCAAACTAAAGACCTTTCATTCCAGATCTTCCAAGCAGACTTTGATACTTCAGGTGGTTATGCAGTATTTGAGAATGGTGAACTTGAGAAGGATGATTGTGATAGACATCCGTTATATGTTGTGAGTGGTGATGCTACCGTAACATTGTTTATACCTAATCATGGATTTGATGTAGGTGATACAATAAACATCTCTGGTCTGACAGACGGTACATCATACAATGGTATACTTGGTAGTAATATAAATGGTAACCGATCTATCACAGCGGTTGACGCATTTGGACTACGATTTGAGGCTGGTAACT